GACAGACCTGACCGACTGTGCCGCCGACCGCATCGAACGGACGGAAGAGCGCAACAAAGAACTGACGCTGCAACTGCTTGCTACAAGCGGTCAGGCCTCAGACGCTTTGGACAAACTCGCCAAGGCTATGGAGGCGCTGCGTGGCGTTGATAACGAATACACCGATATTCAGTGGGGGCCAGAACTACAATCAATAAAACAAGTCCGCGCCGTGCTGGCTGAACTGGAGGGGATGAAATGAGTGACGATCTGATCAAACGTTTGAGGTTTAACGAATGGCTTGACCCTATTCTGCCAGAAGCCGCCGACTGCATCGAAGAGTTGGAGGAGAGCAACAAAGAACTAACCCTTCAACTGCTTGCTACAAGCGGTCAGGCCGCAGATGCGTTGGATAAACTCGCCGAGGCGGTGGAGGCGCTGCGGGATATTTCCACAGAAGTGTCTATCCCCGTCAAAACCAAGAAGCACGGTGGTATCAAATTCAAGTGGATGTATTTTTCATGGCGGGAAGTCGCAGTTAAGAGGATCGACATTGCCCGCGCCGCGCTGGCTGAACTGGAGGTCAAAGAATGAGTGAGGACGAAAAACGCTTAGAAAAACTGCAAAATCTAAAATGGTCAGACCGCTTGAAGAGCGTTGGCGATTTTCTGGTCCTTCGGTTCAAGAAGCGAGTCGCTGCATACAGGTCCATCGTTAAGCCTTTGGAGTGGGAGACCGATGACGGCATAGGATTCATGGCAAAAAATCCATGGTGTTGGTGTTCTGTTATTGGCGACTGTCGCGGAGCAATAGCATTCCATTGTGGTGTTGTTCTTGGCAAATATAGCACTGTGGATGAAGCAAAGGCGGCGCTAGAAATTGTGTGGGTAGACCAAATCCTTACAGCTATTGATGAAAGGAAAATACATGACCTGCCCACCCTGTAGCCACGACTGCAACCAAGGGCGCGACTGCCCAATGAGGAAAAGAAAAATGCTTCTTGCCATCGCCGCCATCGTCATCTTGGCCTATGCGGCGTTCTTCGTCATTGTCATAACGGCCATAGCAAGCCTGCCACCCGACATGACGGGGCTGGCGGTGCCACTGGGGATCATGGCGGCCATCGTGGTGCTGCTGGGGGTCTACCAGCTATGCGGGTGACCATCAGGGGCGTGACCTATGGGACGGTGCGCGAAGCGGCTAAGGCACATGGCGTCAGCGAAGGCTACGTTTACCAAGCTCTTAGCGAAGGGCGGCAAGACAGTATCGGGATCGGGATGGGGAAATGGCGAAAACCCCATCACAGGGCTTTCGATGGGAACAAGATCGTTCTGCATGGCGTCGAGTTTGCCAGCCTAAAGGCGGCGTCCTTGGCGCTGGGGTTCAACGAGCATTACATCAGGGGGGCGCTGCGGCGGCCCAGCAAGAAAAGCGAGACACGGATCAGGGAGGCTGTGGCGATCTATGAACGCAAGACAGAAGGATGAGCAGTTGCTGGATATCTTGGCACTGCGCCAAACCAAGCCACCATCCTATGTGGCGCGAAAGTTTGGGCTGACGGGGGAATATGTGGTCAAGGCTTGCCGTGCCATTCGTGACGCTGATGTCATGTACAGCGATAAAAAAGAAATGGCAAAAATTATGTTGCACTACCGAAAACCATGATATAATAATAGTGAACGTAACCCAACCAAGGAGACTACCATGAACGCTTCTGACATCCTGCGCGAGATCACCCGCTTGGAAAAGCTGTTGTCCAACAAGGGCTTCACCGCCCCCAAGATCGAAATCTCGGTCGGCTTTTCCACCCGCGAACTGACCTCCAACATCGCCTACAAGGCTGGCGGTTCTTCCGAATACAAGTTCATCCACGTCGAGGCCCTTGACGGCTTTGAGAGCGTGATTGCTGACACCGAGGATTACATCAACGGCCTGAAGTCGGTGGCGGAAATCCAGCGCGATGCCTTCGTGGCGTCCGTGGGCCGTCTGATCGACCAAGGCCGTGACATCGGGATAGAGGTGGATTTCCTGAACCCGCTGGTCGATATGATGGGCAAGCTGTCCCACAACATCCTTGAAAACGCGGCGTAACATCGCACCACGCAGACGGAAGAGAAGGGGGCCATTTTGGCCCCCTTTTGCTTTTACAGCGGCGCGGCACTTAGCTGCGAGAACGGAAAGAAATAGACGCGGTTGCCCATTTCCTGCGGCACCATTTCAGCAGACCCCTCCAGCAGCCCCGCCAAGCGTTCGCGGATTTCCTTGGGGATTGAGGCGGTGCGGGTGTTCTTCTTGCCAGTCAACAGGCGGCTGCCATCGGGCGTCAACTGGATTGCGAAGCCCTGACCAGACAGATAAAATTCAGCCTTGTCGCCCTCTTGGTACAGGCCAGACGGCAGTGCCAGCAGGCAGGTGCCTTTGTCGCCATAATTCCGCAGGGCAAACTTTGTGCGTGGCGGGCGTCCCGTTCGGGTGCCTTCCAAGACTTCTGCGCGGCTTAACTTCCTAACTAAGATCAGATCGTCCATTGGGAAAACTCCATAAGGGTTGTTAGTATAACACCACTAGTGGGTTTTTAATTCCATGTAAAGACCTGCGGGGGTAGCGTATCCTTGCTACGCTACTGGGTGGGGGGCCGGATACGCTACTTTTACACTATTAATAGTCTATTTATATATATATTATATATATATATATATATAGTAGAAGTAGTAGAGTAGAGTATATCTTGAGATTGTCTTATAGAGAGTTATTATTAAAAGTCTCTTAAGGGTGAATGATTTTGGGTAGAAGAATATATTGTATTAAGATGATACGCTACTACCTACTCTACGCTACTCAAAAGCACTGATGGAACAATGGTTTAGTAGAAACGGGTAGGGTATCCGTAACGTAGCAAAAAGGCCCCCAGAGGGAGCCTTTCGTCGTTTTTGGGTCAAACTAGGTCAGAAGTGCTGACCTTATTTCAGTCCCTTTGCTTTGATCGTGATGCGCTCGACCAAGATCGCCTTTTTGCAGGCTTCGATCTGCTCTGCCGACAGGAACGACTGGAGCAGGGTGTTATCGACGCGCTTCTGTTCGGACAGGCCGAGAACAACGTCACAGGTGACGCCGATGTGGCGTTCGATGCCGGAGGCCTTGATCTGGGCCTTGAGGGCGTCCAGAGCGGCGATGGCGTCATCGGCTGCGGCCTTGGCGGCGGCGTACTGGTCGGCGAGGGCGATGGGGGAATTGAAGGTCATGTCAGTCTCCATGTGGTTGGTTGGTTTCCGTGAGATGGTTATGGCACAGTGCAAAGTACGATGCAACAGAAAAAATGTGCTGATACCAACATTTTTTTATTGTGCCTGCCGGAGCGTTTGGTATGGTGCCAACACCAACCAAGGAGGGATGGATGACTGGTGATAATTTGTGGGTGCTGTTCGAGGCCACGGGGCAACGCTTCCCTGTGCGCTTTTACCAGACCACTGACCGATGGACGGTCGAACTGCCTGCGGGGCAGGTGTACGAGGGCGAGAAAATGTCCGACCTGCGGCGGGAGCTGAAGGCGGACTTCAAACGGATAAGGATAACGAGCAATGCTGTGGTCTGATGATGTGCTGAACAAGGCCGACCGCGCTGCCAAGCGGCTGTGGCTGACGGGAACGATTGCTGCGGGCATGGCGGCGAACCCAAACTACAAACTTTCGGGGAAGCTTCTTGTTGCCTGCGTGGAAACGGCTGACCTGATCTTAGATGAACTTTTGAAGGAGAAAACGAAATGACCGACGATATCGAAGCGGGCGCGCCAGAGGGCCTCTACAGCGTCAAGATGGCACCGCCCAGCCCAACCCCTACCGATGGGGAAGATCGCTCTGCTGACCGCCTCTGGCTGGCTGGGCTGGCCATGCAGGCGCTGATCAGGGATGACCGTGACATGTACACCATCGCGCGGCAGTCGTGGGCCATGGCCGATGCCATGCTGGAGGTCGAGGGACAATGACCAAGATCACAATAAATCTGAAGGTGACGGAAGAGCTTCGCGTTTGGGCGACAAATCCGGTCTGGAAGACTGGCGAGGTCATCCTGACCAATGGGGCCATCACCCTGAACGGCACTGTCCATATGCTGCGGCAGTCTTTCAACGCAATTGCCCGCATGGGGCTGATCGACACACCCAAGACAGCCCGTGTCGTGTTCTCAGCCTATGACCCCAACGGGGATCGGCACCAGATCACGTCCAAAAGTTTGGAGTACAGCTATTGCGTGGCTTACCGCGAGGACGGGGAAGGAGAGCTTCAGCGGGCGATAGACTACTACGGAACGCCGGAGTGTTTCGCGCAGGAATACCAAGATCATCTCAGGGACATGAACACAGACAACTCTGTTACGGGATGGAAGAAATACTACGCAAAGGGCCAACTGGACGGTGTGAAAAGCCTGCAAGAGTATTTTGAAAAGGAATACAAAAAACACGTCACACCCATCAAGGAAAAGTTAGAGGCTGGCGGTTTTGACCATTACATCGTACCAACATCGTATTGGTTTTTTATGCGTGAGGACGCCGAGGCACGGGCGGATCGGTGTCGGCTTTGGGGCTACAAAGATGTGGTGGTCCTACAAGGCAAGAGAGAGTAAAAATAATTGTTGACCCCGTGTTGCGTACGATGTAAACGGGGTCATCGACCAACCAACCACACTGGAGACTGACATGGGATATGCACCCTACACCAACGACTGCTACACCAAGGGCCAAGGCCGCGTTCTTGGCGAGTTTCGTGAAGCCTGCTACGGCCACATCTTTGAGTATGCCGCGCGTGGCACCGACTTCTTCCCCGAAGACTTCCAGACCGATCTGCCGCATGTGATCTTTGTCGGCGACGACCATCAGGCGCGCTTGGGTCACGTCAAGAAGACCGTGGCGACCATCTTGTGCGATGAGGATGATCTGCAAAAGTGGAGCATCAAGGGCCATCGGGAGTACGCCAAATGAGCGACTTTAGCATCCAGATCAAAGTCCGCAACGGGAGACTGTTGCGGGCGATCCGCCAGAAGTACGGATCATCCGCTGAGTTGTGCCGCAAGTGCGAAATCAGCCCGACAATCGTGTCGCGCTACTTGATCATGAAAGAATCACCGATCTTGATGAACGGAGAATGGAAGGAATCGGCCTTCGACGTGTCCAGCGCCGTGGGGCTTGAGCCGGAAGAGATTTGGCCGGACTACATGCGCCAGATCGCGCTGCGAAAGTCCACAGTGGAGCTAGATGCCTCGGTCGATCAGATCGCCGCGCTGTCGAGTGGTGAGGGCCAATTGGCGATCAAGCTGGCAGCTATGAAGATCATCAATACGCACAGGCTCCGGCCCAGATACAGGGAGGTTTTGAAGATGCGATTCATAAATGACATGACGCTCGAAGAGGCTGGAAAGGTTGTGGGCGTTACCAGAGAGAGAATCCGGCAGATGGAAAGCAAATCGTTGAGAACCCTGAAGCATCCCGCGTCCCTGTCCGGCATCAACAGAAATATTCTCGACAACTAAAAATAGTTGTTGACCCTGTGTTGCGTACGATGTACACGGGGTCATCGACACACCAACCACACGGAGACGATCATGGCATTCGATTTTGAAGGGTTCAGCTTCCAAGTAGACAACCGCACCTCGCTGGTCGAATGGACTTGGGAAGGCGATGAGCCGAACGAGGAAGTCACCAAGCGCGCGCAGCACCACTGGTGGTATGTGCTGGAACCCCAGCCCGAAGCCGACAATTACGATGACAAATGGTATGACCTTAGAGATGGAGAATAAGATGACCAACTATCAAACCCCCACCGAAGAAACCTACGTTGGCCTTGAAAAGGCGTTCAACTGGTTCAACAAGGCGCTGTTCAACCAGCGCCTGCCGTCCGTGATGTTCACCTTGACGCGCCGCACTGGTGCCAATGGCTACTTCCACGCCGAGCAGTTCAAGCACCGCGATGGCGACCACACGCACGAAATTGCCCTGAACCCCAACACAATGGACCGCGACATCCGCGCGGTGCTGGGGACGCTGGTGCATGAGATGACCCACCTCGAACAGCAGGAATTTGGCAAGCCGTCCAAGGGCGGCCACCACAACATGGAATGGGCCAACATGATGTTGCGCGTGGGCCTGACCCCGACCGATGGCACAGGCAAAATGACGGGCCGCAAGGTCACGCACATGATCGACGAGGGCGGGCCGTTTGACGTGGCTTTCGAGGGTCTTGGGCCAAATTTCGACATCCCCTACTTCACCCAGCCCCGCGACAAGGCCGAGAAAAAAAAAGACAAGAGCAAAACAAAACATGAGTGCGGTTGCGGGAATAAAGCTTGGGCCAAGATGGGGTCGCGCCTGATCTGCGGTGACTGCAACGGCGATATGGTCGGTGAAGATGAAATGGGACACCTGTGATGATCGACTGCAAGCCAATTGTCGCCCTGTGCAAAGACAAGCCGGAATACAAGATCAGCGTAGAAAGCTACGATGATTTCATCAATTTGCACCAGTTTGAGGGGGAGGAGCGCAACCTGATTGAAATCGCCAGCGCCGATCAGGCACACAACCTGATCATGGTCATCAGGGCGGCGATGATGTTGAACGGGTGGGACAAATGATCCCCGCCGACCTGAAGTCGTTCATGCGGTGGATCGGGCTGCTGGAGGTGGCAGCCCAACCCCGCCCGCCGATCAACTGGGATGGGGTCTGGTTCAAAGATGGGGAGGTGCCGTTTTGATGTTGGTGAAATTAACCAAGGCCGAGATGTCAGCCTGTGACCAGAACGCGGCGCTGCGGTGGCAGATCGCCCGCCTCAGTGGCGTGAAGGATCAGCAGAAGGCCCCGCAGGAAAACGTTGACCTGCTGGGCATCAAGGCCGAGGTGGCGGTGTCAAAGGTGCTGCAACTGCCCTACAGCCCCGCCGCACTGGGCATCGACAGTGGGGCCGACCTGTGGGCTGGGGACTGGAGC